GGATTTGGATTTTACTGCTCATCCTGTTACAAAAGATATTGTTCGCAAAACGAATGTAGAAGCTGTCAAACGATCTGTTAGAAATCTCATATTAACTAATAGATATGAAAGACCATTTCATCCTGAGATTGATGGAGGAGTGACACGACATTTATTTAATTTGTCTACACCAGAAACCAAGCATGATGTTAAATTAGCAATAGAAAATTGCATACAAAATTTTGAACCAAGAGTAGTTGTTGATGATGTTATTGTTACTGGAGATTTAGATAGAAATGGATTTAATGTTTCTATATTCTTTACAGTAGTTAATTCACCACAGCCAATAGAAATTTCATTGTTTTTGGAGAGGATACGATAAATGGCAAGTAATAAAATAACAGTTACAGATTTAGAATTTGATGGTATTAAGTCAAATTTAAAAAGTTATCTTTCATCACAAACACAATTTCAAGATTATGATTTTGAAGGTAGTGGTATGGATGTGTTAATGGATGTTCTTGCATACAATACTCATTACATGGGATACTATGCAAACATGGTAAGTAATGAAATGTTTTTGGATACAGCATCACTCCGTGAATCTGTTGTATCTCATGCAAAACATCTTAATGTAATTCCAAAATCTGTTGTCGCACCAACGGCATATTTGAATATGACATTCACTCCTTCTGGTTCTCCTATTTCTATTACGATTGCAAAAGACACAAAATTCACAACAAGTCTTAATGCTGTTTCTTATACTTTTACTACAACAGTAGCTACAACAGTTGTTCCTATTGGTGGAATTTATACAGCTACAAGTTTACCAATTAAAGAAGGAAAGATTCTTAATAAATCTTATACAGTTGATTTGGCAGATACGACTCAACGATTTATGATTCCAAATGCGAATGTTGATACTTCAACAATATCTATTCAAGTACAAAATTCTGCGAGTGATACTGAAGTGGCTACATGGGCAGATGGTAATGCTTTGGATATAACTACAATTGCATCTAATCAGAAAGTTTATTTTTTACAAGAAGTAGAAGAAGGAAAATTTGAAATTTTATTTGGTGATGGTGCTGTAGGAAAACAACTTGCAGATGGTAATATTATTTTTATAGAATATTTAGTTACAAAAGGTATTGCGGCAAATCAAACTAATTCATTTACAGCAGTTGGTACTGTTGCTGGTTTATCATCTGCTAATTATACATTGACTGTTGCATCAGCAGCATCTGGTGGTGCAGCTTCAGAATCAATTACATCTTTAAAAAATAATGCACCTAAATTATATCAAGCACAGAAACGTGCAACTACGAAAGATGATTATAAAGCAATTTTATTGGCAGAACGAAATGATATAGAATCTCTTACTATTTATGGTGGTGAAGAAGCAAGCCCACCTGTATATGGTAAAGTTTATATTGCAATTAAACCAACTGGAAATACATCATATAGTAATACTACAAAAGATGCGATTAAATCAAGTATTCTTAAAAAATCAAATGTAGTAACTGTTATACCAGAACTTGTAGATCCTATTTATTATTATTTACTAATTACTGCTACTGTAAATTATGATCCTGTTGTTTTATTAACAAATGAAGATACATTGAAAACATCAGTCAATACTTCTATATCAAATTATTTTACTACTGATTTAAAAAAGTTTGACCAGAAATTTAGATATTCTAAATTAACTAAAGCAATTGATAATACAAATAGTTCTATACGAAATAGTAAAACATCTATTAAATATCAAATGAAAATAACTCCAGTAACATTAGCTACTGTAGCTACATATACTATAGAGTTTAATACAACATTAACTAAAGGTACTATTACAAGTACCGCGTTTACAGCTAGTGATGGCAATACATATACGTTAGTCGATGATAGTGCTGGAATTATTAAATTGATAAGATCAACATATACAACTAGTGGGGTTACTATAGACAGTCCAGCAGTATATATGACATTATTAGATAGTTCACAAAATCAGGGTACGATAGATTATACTACTGGTAAAATAATATTAAATAATTTTACTCCTTATACAATTAGTGATGGATCATCAAGTATTCGTTTTACAGTAACACCAGGAATTAATAATCAAGATGTTACTCCATTACGAGAACAAATATTAACAACTGATGCAATTGATTCTACTGCAATTGCAATTAATATGGTTTCAGAAACAATAATCTAATATGGCAAGTAATCCAAATACACCTATACATCCTTCGTTTGATGAACGTATATCCGTTCGTGTAGAAGGACAGTTACCACAATTTGTAAAAGAAGATCATCCTACATTTGTAGCTTTCTTGGAAGCATATTATGAGTATCTTGAACAAGTTGGTAAACCATATGAAATTCTTGGTAATCTTCAAAACTATTTTAATATTGATAAAACAGTTGATGATTTCTTACAATATTTTAAAACCCAATTTGGTAAAGATGTTCCACAAGCAATATTTGCAAATGCAAATAAACCTCATGTAATAAAACGATTGCGTGATTTTTATCGTGCAAAGGGTAGTGAGAAATCTTTTCAGTTTTTATTTCGTTTATTGTATAAAGAAGAAATTGAGTTTTATTATCCTTCTGTTGATATGCTTCGTGTATCAGATGGAAGATATACAAAAGATAAGATTTTGAGATGTGTTGATACAAGTGGTACTAATGCTGCGTTTGATTTATCAGGGAAAGAAATTACTGGTGGAACTTCTGGTAGTACTGGAGTTGTTGAAATAGTAATAAAAGAAATGATGGGGACCTTTGAAGTTTCTACAATTTATCTTTCTAAAGTAGTTGGAATATTTCAAGCAAATGAAACTATCACAGATGGAACAAATACATTTATTATTGATGGAATGGTAACAGGTTATACAATAACCAATGCAGGTAATAATTATAATATTGATGATAATATTCCAATTGTAGGTGGTGGTGCAGCTGCCGCACGAGCTCAATTTTTAGTTTCAAGTTTAACAACAGGAAGTATTTCAACTACAACTATTGTTGCAGCTGGAACTGGATATGTTGTTGGTGATAAATTAACAATTAATAATACTGATAAATTAGAACTTGACGGAAGAACTTGTAGTGTACTTGTCAAGACAATAAATGGTTCTGGTGGAATTACGGGTCTTGACATTGAGCATGGTGGATATGGATATAAAGCAACACCAACTGTTTCAGGTGGTGGAACAGGAACGAGTGCAAATATTACATTAGCTGGAACTAATATTGGTGGAATCAAAACTTTTAAAATAGTTAATAACGGATTTCATTACCAAATAGTTCCAACTTTAAATTGTACAACTAAAGGTGATGGAGATGCAACTGCAATTGCAACAATTGGTGGATATGAAGATGAAGCAAATGTAAGATGGGTCGGTGATGATAGTTTTGTTTCAGCTGCAAATTATATTCAGGACAGTAGTTATTATCAATCATTTTCTTATGTTATTAAATCTGGAAATACGATTGACAAATGGAGATCATATGTTAAACGATTAGTTCATCCAGCAGGATTCGCACTATTTGGAAGAACATTAATTACAGGATTGCTTGCAACTGGGTTAAAACTTGTTAGACCACTTGGAACACCTGTTCCCGAAGGACAAAAATATTCATCTGAATATTTTCAAGCATATCCTTATACAATTATTTGGCATGATGGTGATATTGAACCACCTGTAAGATTGAATAATCAGTTACAACAGACAAATCCAGAATGGCCTGATGGTGGAGTATGGCCACATAATGGACAAGCTCTTGGTTCTAATATGGGACTTGGACATTCTGATTGGCATATTTATGAAATAGATTTACCAATTATTGTCTTGAGTTCAGCAGATTCTGATGATTGGTTATATGTCCAGATGGAACTTAGCATGCCATCTGAGGATTGGAGTACTATTACAGATTTAAGTATTTCGGTATCTGAAGATTGGGGACAAATTTCGAGTGGTATTGGAGGGGCATTACAATTAGGTCCCTTGCGTCGTCAAGTGGATAGATTGAAATTTGCAAAACAGGCTGGATTTAGTACACTAAAAACAGACTTAGGTAGTAATCATTATACGATTGAGTTTTTTAAAGATGAAAAGATTTCTACATATAGTACAAATCAGAACGAAAAAACAAGATTTGTGATGAATAGTCACATAAGTATTGTATAAATATTATAAATATAAGAAATTAAAGAAGAGGATTTGAGCTATGCCAGCAATTATAACAAACGCATTTAGAACTTATAACGCAGATAATTTTATTGATGCTTTTGCCACTAATAAAATGTATTTGATGATAGGAAAGGCTACACCTTGGTCTGGCGTAAGTGCAGGACAATATTCAGAAACTTCTCCTTCTGATACAGCAATTCCTACTCCTAAAGATACGACAGTAGCACCATATATTCATCATAATGATATGATTTCTGCTAAGCTAATTAATTCTTCAGATGTATCTCATGTTGTTAAGAGAACTGATTGGACATCAGGAACAATATATACAGAATACGATCATAATCAAGATGACCAGATTGACCAGACATTTTTTGTAATGACGGATCAGTATAATGTCTACAAATGTATTAGTAACTATGGTGGAGTTGCATCTACAGAAAAACCTACTGGACAAAATAGTTATATTTTTGATACACCAGATAACTATCGTTGGAAATTTATGTATGAAGTCCAACAGGCAGATGTTCTGAAATATGTAACGACAGATTGGATTCCTATTAAGTATCTAACATCAAATGATGGTACAGCACAATGGACTGTACAACAAACAGCTGTTGATGGAGGATTGGAACATATAGATATAACGAATGGTGGAACAGGATATATTAATACGAATACAGGTACAGCATTAGCAGGTAGTACTTCAACCTCTATTGTATTAGCTGCAACCGCATCTACTACAGATGATATCTATAATAGTATGACAATTTATATTTCTTCTGGAACAGGTAGTGGACAGATAAAAGTTATTACGGATTATGTAGGTTCTACAAAAACTGCAACTGTTTCTACATGGACAACGAATCCAGATACTACAAGTGTATATGAAGTAATGCCAGCAGTAACAATTTCTCATGGATCAGAAATTCCAGCACCAAATCCTGTTGCAACTGCAAGATGTTCAAGTGTAGTTGGTGGTGTTATTAAGAAAATT